GGAGGATCAGCACTACCATTGACGCTTATACGAACAAACAATACCACAAGGGATTTCTATTGTTGGGATTATCTGTCCGCTTATGTATCAGTCACTACATCGAATGCGAGTGGTATGTGGGGGACTTCAAGAAGTGGGGCTTCTTCTTGGATATCATTTGAAAGAAATACCGCAACTGCAAGAACAACAACAACCGCACAAACTACTTTACCAAACAACAATGTTTATATAGGAGCTAGTAATGCTAACGGTACTGCCAATGACTTTTCATCAAGAGAAATAGCGTTTGCACATATGGGGGATTCATTGAGTAATACTCAATTTAATAACTTTTATACCGCAGTACAAGCGTTTCAAACCACCCTTTCACGCCAAGTATAATGATAGGTTACACACTTACACCCGAACAAAAGGATTTGATACAAGGGCAATACTACTCACCTTATCAGTTCTTTAATTGCGTTCAAGATATTAACGGCGTTTGGTTTTTGTTCCTTAGCGATGAGGACAAGCCAGAAGTTCAAGCATCACAATACGCTTGGGTTCTAACCTTACCCCAATCCGAATACATCCCACCACCACCACCACCATTTCCGATATGAAACTAAGCATCCGTAGTTGGATTGCTTTGATAATTGCTGCGGTAATTATGCTGACCTTTCTTTCCGTGCAGTCCGCACTTGTTTTCAAATACATTGAGCCGACCTACACATCGGCTCTTTTTGGCTATTGGTCAATTATTGCCTTTATACCTTTTTTCTATTTCGTTGTGATTGAGTTCGTCAGAAAAGCACGACATAAATTCCAATCAATAGATGATACATTCAATGCCATTGATGCCAGTAATATCCTGTTAGAGTTTGACAAGGATGGCACAATCACAAAAGCCAATCCAAAGTTCTACACAGTTCTCGGCTATGATGACATTATTGGACAATCGCACAAAGTTCTTGTTGCGGATTTTGTTCAATCACAATGGCAGTCGTTTTGGAATGAGCTTAGAGTTGGCAGATTCAAGCAAGGAGAATATCAACGGCTCAAATCAGATGGCTCGGAGATTTGGCTATTCGGTAACTACAACCCCATCAAAGATCCATACGGTGAAGTTTACAAAGTGATGCTGATTGCAACCGACATCACCGACAAGAAGATAATTGAAGCGGATGTAAACAAAAAGAATTCCTATTTGGAACACGCTGCGAAGATTCTAAGACACGATATGCACTCAGGAATCAACACATACATTCCTCGTGGTTTGAGTTCCTTAAAACGGAGATTGTCTGAAGAGCAAATTAAGGACTTGAAGATTGATGCACCTTTGCGAATGATTGAAGAGGGATTGACCCACACGCAAAAAGTTTACAAGGGAGTGAAGGAATTCACCAACCTTGTGAAGGCAGATGCACAACTTGAAAAGAATGAGTTTGATCTGCGTGAAATCCTAATCAGTTACCTGAGCAGTACCAGTTACGAAAAGCAAGTTGTCATTGAAGAGCTGCCCATCATTGAAGTGAACGAGTCATTGTTTTGTACTGCCGTTGATAACCTAATCAGAAACGGGTTAAAGTACAACGATAGTTCAACAAAGGTGATTCGCATATTTGCGGAGGACAACTATCTTTGCATCGTTGACAATGGTCGTGGAATGAGTCAAGAGGATTTGATTCAATGGTCGCAACCGTATAAACGAAAAGAAGGGCAGAAAGAAGCTGGAAGCGGATTGGGTTTGAACATTTGTATTGCGATAATGGATGAACACAAATTCCCGGTAACTGCTGAGAAATTAGAAATAGGTACAAAATTAAAGATAAAAATACGATGATTGATTCCATATTGCTTGTAGATGACGAGGATTTATTCCACTTAGTTTTTGAAGATTCTTGCTCGTTGCTGGACATCACACTTTCCCTCCAGAGTTTAACATCTTCAGACGAAGCCGACCGACTATTCAAGAAGTGGTTCAATGAAGGTCCTGTGGAAGATAGACCCGAATGCGTGTTTGTGGATTTGAACATCATCGGCAGTTCGTTTGATGGAATTGAGTTGATCCGCAAAATCAACACGGAGTACGGCAACGGTGTTGTCATTGGAATCATCAGCAGTTCAGACGATAAGCAAGAAATTGACAAGGCGAAATCCGTTGGAGCTCAGTTTTGGATTATCAAATCCGATGAGATTGAGCCGAGATTGGAATCTTTCCGCAGAGATTATCAAGGGTACAAGAATAAAACTGCTCCGTTTAAGGTATACAAGTGATTCTAAGCAATGATACTGCCCAACAACTGCTCAACCTATGGAAAACAAAAAAGGTTGGTTTAGAGGGCAATGTCTTGAAAGTCATCCAAACAACGGATGAGGAATTCCAAAGGTACATTGACGAGGCAAAGCAGCGTGATCAAGAAACAAGACGGAAACGATTAGAGATTACCAAACAAGTTCAATCTCAAAACAAGGACTTAATTGAAAGCCAAGCGGATCGTGAGAAGTTGATGATAGATTTGCAAGAATCACTTGCACAATCTGAGATGCTCAAGAACGCAGCCGTTGAGGATTTGGAATCACTACAAAAAAGGACTCAATTTGAACTGATTGGATTGATTGTGAAGGTTGCATTATCGGTGATTGGTGCGGTTTGTATCTTGACAACGATTCTTTATTTGTATGTCATCAGTAAGGGGTTAAATTCTACAATCATTGAAACTACCTGGAGCAATCTATTTGGAATCATCTTGACTAACTCCTTCTCAATCATAGGAACGATTATGGGTGTGAAACATATGGCAGATAAAAAGTAATGGAAAAGATAGCAGAAATGTACATCGTCAGCATCTTCGCAGGAGCGATGATTGCATTGTTCTTCTTTGGATTGGTGTTCTTCGTTGATCAGTATTATATGGCGAAAGACAAAAAGCAACACAAGGACTGATTTTCTATTTCTTTGCGTGGCATCTATCAAAAAACCTTCAGCACTTCCAGTATCGTTTGACCAATTTAAGAAAAATCCAATTGCTGCCGTGGCTTTTTGTATGCTTGTGGCTGTCAGCTATCTTTACATTGACCTTCGTTCAGGGTATAAAGAGCAGATTGAAAAGAGTAATCACAAGATAGATCAACTTGATATTAAGATTGACCGATTGACCTACGCCCTAAAGCGTTCGGATTCTGCATTGGCATCAGCCATCACGGAGATTCGCATAATGAATACTATGAAGAAACTATGAAACACATCACATTGCTTTTTGTCGCTTGTTTTTTTGTGGGGATTATTGCCACACCAATTGAAAAGACCAAGTCAGTACCTGTTGACGAAGTGGAACTGATGCTCCAAAAGATATCTGAGAATTTAGAGATGGCATCGGTTGCAACTGCACAAGCAAAAGCAATGGGTGAGAAGATGGTCGCTGAGAAAGTTGAAGAGAAAGCACAGTTAAAAGAAGCCGTTGCCATTGCCGAGAACAAGGTTGATGTGATGACCAAGAAAGTTGAAGTGTTTTCAGCCAAGATGATTGGTGCTGGACTTGATACAAGCGAAGTGCCATTGAAGTTATCAGGCAAGGCATACGATGCTTGGTTGAACTATGTTGAAGAGGGTGGTAAAGAAGATTTTGAGTACTTCAGATTATACATCTACAACTAATGGCAAAGGCAACCAACACATCCACATTTAGAGCGAAGCCAAAGAATAAGCTCCGCAGACATACCAAGCACAAAAACAAACATAAGTCAACCAAACCATATAATAAACAAGGAAGATGACAAGAGAACAAATTGAATCAGCGATGATCAAGAAGGGATTCGCTTATTTCTCAACTGGAGAATTGAATCTGAACATCATCGGTGTTCGCCAAAGTTCAACCGGCAACAAGGTGACAAACCTATTTGATGACTTTCTAACTTTGAGCTACAAACACAACGGTGCTTGGGTATTCAAAAAGTGGGCAGCCACAACTGATCCAGGAACAAAAGGCGTGAAGGAATTTCACAACGCTGCTGGTGTTGCTCGTTTGGTTGCTGGTCAATATCGTGGTTCACACGCTATCGGTTTGCATCAAGGCAAATATGAAGCGTTGAAACAAGCGAAGAATGTGAAAGTTTATCGTGATGCCAACAAGGATATGACCTATGATGAAAGCAAAATTCAAGAAGGTGTGTTTGGAATCAACATCCACAAAGCCGGTGCAGATTCTACCTATGTAGAGAACTGGAGTGAGGGATGTCAGGTGTTCAAAAAGTCAGCTGACTTTGACGAGTTTATGGTCATCGTTAAAAAAGCCGCAGCACTACACGGAAATTCCTTCACTTACACATTATTAAACTCAAACGAAATATGAAGTTTTTAGATTTTTTCAAAGGTGACAAAGGAGAAGCATCATCCAAAAGATTCGTTGGCATCATCGGTGCTTTTGTTTTGTTTGGGACTATGGCTCACAATTCTCTTAGTCCTGCTGACATTGTACCTTCTCCCGATTTGGTTACTGCGGTAGAATTCATCGTGATTGCTTGTCTTGGATTTACATCAATAGACAAGTTCTCAAACAAAAAGGAATGATTGCTATTTAGTAGAGATGATCTTCCAAAGAATTAATTTTCACGACAATGTCTTGCCAGTATTCAAAGAGAATAAGGCGAAGGGATATGTCACTTTCGGAGCGGACAATCTCTATCCCGAATTTCTAATAGAACTATTTAACAAAAGCCCCAAACACAATGCAATCGTTTCTTCAAAAGCTTCGTATATATCTGGAGTTGGCACTAAAGTATTTGGACAAAACACCATTGACATCGCAAAAGCCGAAGCCAAGATCAAAGCCATCAACGCCTACGAAACCCTTGACCAAGTCAAAGGTAAAATAGCGTACGACCTTGAGTTGTTCAATGGCTATTGCCTTGAGGTAATTTGGAACAAGGCGAAGACGGCAATTGCTGAAATATACCACATCCCTTTCAAGAATATCCGCAAAGGACTTGAAGGTGAGTATGTGTATTGTGAGGATTGGACTGACCGCAAAGCGGAGCAAGTTCACTATCAGCCATTCAACACAACCACA